GCGGTACTACTTGAAATTGTTATAATACCATCCGCTATTAATTCACTACAAGGTAATTTTGTAATAACAGTGTCTGAAGTTATAGCGGGATACATTGATGAAAAAGAAGCAGTAACTATAGTACCTAAATAATCTTTAACATATATAGTATTATTAAGTGAGGCAGTCATACTTCCACTAATATTCACGTTAAATAATGTATCAACACCAGTGTAAGTGGCTTCATTATCTAATGAGTAACTATAATAAGGTACACCATAATTTATTGAAAAAGTAACAGGTAATACAGTGTTTGTTCCAAAACAAGCTGATTCATTTATAATATTTTCTATTACTAAAGGTTTGGATGTTATCTTTAAATTTATTGAACCTGTGTTACTTGTTAAACCAGATGAATTGGCTATTGTATAACCTATATTATAGTCTCCAGGTATTACACTAGTTTGGTCTTGGGTTATGGTTATAAAACCATTATCATAAGTAAAATTAGGAAAAGTAGAACCCAATATTAATGATGTATTAAAAGAAGTTATATCCAAAACTCCACAATCACATATATCATTACTTAAAATATCAAATGGGTTTGGTGTATCCATATTAAAATATGAAAAATAATCATTTACAGCAGCTGGAGGGGCCCCAAATACACATAAATAATCTTTATTTGTTATTACAATTAAACCATGAGAATAAAATACATTTCCAACATATTCTAGTTGTACTCTATTACTTATTAATTCTAAATAAACATCTTGACTATATATAGCAGATGAATATCGGGCATAATTACCTTCATTTCTCCAATTATATAAATTCCCTTCTCCATCATCTCTTAAATAATATCCTGAACCTGAAATGTAAACTGAATTAGGGTTTAATCCTGATCCATGTATATTTTGGTCTATAGAGATTACTATAACTTTTCCTCCTCTATCAGATGGGTTATTACTTCCTTCAATAGTAGAAATTCTTCTGAAAGTAGATACACCTGAACCTGAAGCTAAAGTATTTTGTTCATAGTTAAAATAAGAAGATGAATGAAAGAATTCACCAGTTAATGAACCTGAAGTGTAATTTTCAAAAAATAAATGCTTTATGGAATCAAATACTAATCTTCTATATTCAGAATTAGAAGTTTGAATATCATTAATAGGATCAAAAGGATAGGTTCTTGATATAGGTAAATTTTCACCTATACAAATTGTAATACCATTTTGAGATAAAGCATTATTAGTAACCTCCCATTGCTTATTAGCTATATAGGAGGTTAACGTTATATCATTTGAACTTAATGTTTTGTAAGAAAAACCCATTCATTAAAAATCTAATTTTACTCTAACAAGAGCTTCTTTTGTAAAATCCTTTACAAGAGGTTTTGATAATTTAGCTACAGCTAATAATTCATTATTATCATTGTACATTCCTACAGTTGTAATAAAAGTCTGAGGGTTATTAACTAATGAAGGATAATAAAATTCCCCACTACCACTAATCATAGAAGGGTTAGTAGTGTAATTAAAATCACTGTTTTTTATTCTAACAAATATATAATCAGAAGTAATAGTTTCTTCACTATTTAATTGAAAATTTTCTCCTAAAGTTATGGCATTAAATAACCCTTCATTAGTATTTAATAGAGCATTTACAGTTAATCCTGAATCAGGAATTAAACCAATTCCTCCTTCACTGGCTGATAATTGTAATGCTCTAGGATTTAATAGAATTAAACCAACATCTGGTAAAAATTTACCATATGATCCAGATGTGGTATAACCAGCTACTACTCCTGAGAAGGTAGAAGTTGTGGTAATACCATTAGACCCACTTACTATATCAAATACTCTACCAGCATCACAATAATTAACAGTAGCAGTTGATAAACTATTATCAGTTAATTTTATTAAAGATGAATTAGTACCATCTGAACCTGATAACCATAAATTAAATGTCCCTAAGAATAATTTTTCTTTATAATTGGTTCTATTAATATTTATAACGTAAAGATCTGAAGAGTTGGTATTACCAGTTCCAAAGTTAAAATTAGTATTTTCATCTCCATTAACTAATGTTCTAAATTGACCATAAGTTATTCTTGAAGGAGAGGAACCAATAACTGTAGGATTAATAGGAGCTGAACCCGTACCTTCAAAATGTCCGTATGCTAGAGAAAATTGAGATAAAGCAGTTGTATTTGAAGTTGGATTTACAGCGTATACAGGTAAATAGGCATTATTAGTTATTGGTGTTGAAGCTGTGAAGAATGAAATTAAAGTTGAATTATTATTGCTCCATAAAGTTGAAGTAATTGAATCAGCACTTACTACAAAGTCTTCAGCATTAAAAGGTATATAGCTCATATTATTATTTTATTAACTAGTTACTTTAGTTATAGTTATTGGGATTGTTAATCTTGCTCCTGAATCTCTACCAGTTATAGTTAATGTAGTTGTTAAAGAATTTCTTGTACCAAATAAAGTATTAACAGTGGTTGCTGTTAAGTTTATGGTAGCCCCAATTACAGTTCTTGAAACATTTGTTCCAATTGTAGTTGTTGAATTTAAAGAAGTTGCTTCTGTGGTATTAATACCAACACCGTTAAATGTGGACATTAATCTTGAATCACCAATAATAGCTGTGTACCCTGAAGATTCAAATGCTGTAGATGCTCCTAAATAATTTAATGTTTGAGGAGTAATTGCAAGTGAAGCACCTTGACGTAATGTTATAGTAGTATAACCCACATCTAATACAGGTAATTTAGCAGTACCTCTTGGTAAAGTTAAAAGTTTGTATTTCATAATTTGGGTTTCATCTGGAAATGCTTCTAATATAGGCATGGCTTCAATAGCTTCACCATAAAAAGCAGATCCTGATGGATGAGTAGGGTTATATAAAGTATAATCTATTTCATCATCAGATAATGAAAATTGAGTGATTCTAAAAGAACCATCATTTTTTGCTAATAATTCACGTCCTTTTTTAGTGAGAATGGCATCTATAGTTACTGAGGTGTTATTTAAATATCCCATTTTGTTTTTTGTAATTACTGATTATAAATATATGTATTTTATATTTTTTATATTAAGTTTTGTGCTTTTAATTCCTTAATTATATTACCAGCTTTATCTTTTAATTCAGAATTTAAATCTCCAGAAAATAAAATTCCATTTGAAGTTTCTCCAATATTTTTTTCATGGTTTATAATAATATTAGTTTCATCTGCTATTTTAGCTAAAATAATAAAGTTTAATATTTTTCCTATAGGATCAGTATTTGGTAAATTAGCATTATTAATACATGATATATTAGGTATATTATCTCCTAATACTTCTATAACTAAGCGGTTTTCATATGAACCTGTACCAAATGATCCACTTCCTATTGACCCTTGAGGAGATATGATATTAATTATTTCTCTTTCAAAATCAATTTCATAAGGGTACTTATTGGAGTCATGGTTGTAAAATTTAACTAAATTTCCTTTTTTAAGATTAAAAATTTCTGTTATATCTTGATAACCAGCATCTATAGAAGAAGTAGGTAAAACTTGAGTAAAATTATTTACTGGCCCTATTGGTGATGAGATGTAATCTCTATATAAGGTAGATAAATCATATGAAGCTGTTAATTGAGTAAAATGACCTAAATTATTGATTCCTCTTTCAAAATACCAATTTTGTTGACCAACTGATCCAGATTCATATCCATTATCTATAATTTGAGTAGTATAAATAAAATTAGGAGCATCTGTAAAAATATATTGCCCATTATTCACTGAATTTAAATTAAGAGTAGAATTTGGAGGTGTAGTAAATCTTATATTAGGACTAGTAGAAGTTTTAGTAAAATTAAAAGTTGTTCTTATAACCCCATTAGTGTTATTTAAAGTTTTTAAAGGTAAAGTAATGGTAGAACCTATAAGTCCTTCATTTGGAGGTAAGGCTATAATACCATTTATTGAAAAGGTAGCAGTTATGGATAAACCATTATCTTCTTCAATATTATAAGGGCCACCTGAGCCTGTATTAAAAGTTGGAATAATACCAAAGGAATTTAATTGGTTTATTGGAGAAAAATTAGCTTGAACATCTAATAATTCTATTAACATAGAATCATAACCATCACTACCACCACTTAATGGAGACGATCCATTAGATACCTGAGTGGGACCTGTAAAGGTTCTAATAGGTGATGCAGGTGCTCCTGAGTTCCCTCCACCTCCATACATTGTTACTTTTTTACCTACTGGTACTTGTATAGATCTTAAATTATCATTAAAATTAATTCCTTCTATAAAATAAGAATATGTTGTACCTGTAACTGGAGATGCCTGTTGTATACCAGTTTTGGGAGCTTGAACGGTTGTTCCTGTGAAATTTGATCCTTGCCATACTTGAACAGGTTCATTACTTCCTGGGGATACACTTACATTAACAGTGATTTGTCCTGATATTCTTTGGTATACAGTCTCTGTAGAAGCTGCTGTTCTAGCTACATTTACATTTATACCAGAATTTAATATAGCACTTATTTGTGTTGATGGAGTGTTTAAGGAAGGTGTTAAAGTTATTGGTGAGGCTAATGAAAAACTATTTACTTGTAATCTATTTACAGAAGAAGTTATTAATGAATTTGCATCAGGATTTTCTATAGCTAATTCATTTTCTAAATTAAATATTAAAGAAGAATGATTAGTATTATCAGTAGAATAATTTTGTAATATAGGTTCATATCTAAATCCACCAGCATAAATGGGTTTTAATCCATTTAATGATTTTTGATTTGATGGAAATTTAGTATTATCTAAAGCTATATTAACATTGATTCTATTAAATATAGCTTGGACATCAAATAAATTATTATTAGCTTCAGTTAATTCAGTAATATTTGAAGCACTATCAATTAAATATTTTATATTAGCGTTACTTCTACCATTTAAAGTTAAAGATTGAGAAGTAATTGATTCAAAATATGCAAATTTTACTGAGTTTAGGTTTATTACAGGTTCTAATCCATAAGATATATCATTGGTTGAGTATATATTATATTTACTACCAAATAATCTACTTCCTTCATATCGAGGTTGAGTATGCCTTTTTAAAGTATAATTACTATTTTGGACAGAGGCATCTAAAAAGGGATAAGAATTTGTTCTTAAACTTAAAGCTAAACTAGCACTTAAGAAATTTATATTAACTGGAGTGTTAGGGTTATAAGCGTAATCTATATCCAAGTATTTGTTAGTTGTTCTGGCTTTTAGTATATTATTTAATGTAGGTTTAAAAGGGAGTTCAGAAAATCTATTAACTATAGCTACAGATGATGTAACAGCTAATGTGTTTTTTTCATAAACTATACTTCTACTACTAGGATAATATACAGTGGCTTCAGTTCCTTCTAATTCACCAGTAAATAATTCTCTTCTATCAGTATGATTAAAAGGAAAAGGTGAAAGTAGATCATTAGTTATAATTTCAGTATAATCAGTATTTAAATCTAAATCTAATCCATTAGAACCTGATATGAAAGCTGTTTCTATAGAACCACTATAATCAACAAAATTAAATGCAGGTTCATGTCTCTCTATTTTGTTTCTTTCTAAAATGTGAGGTTTAATAGTTAAACCTGTTGAAAGATTAGCTTTAGCAGGAACAAAATCCTTTATCATTTTGAATAAAGAGTTATCAAAGTAAGATAAAAGTTTTATTAAATCAAATATATTTTGTGAATTAGAATATTTTTGAAAATAAAAATTTCTTAATTCTGTTAAAGAGGGATATGATGATAAAGAGGCTAATCTAGGATCACCTATATACTCATCAATATTAAAAGTTCCTAATTGAGCTATTATATCCTCATTAATAGAGTCTTGAGGGGATAAAGATATATCTACAATTGATAAATCATTTGTATAAGGGATATCTCCTGGTTTTTGAATGCTGATATAAGGGGTTAATACATCTCCAGATATTAAATTTGGTTCAGTTATTCTTACTTTATCATCCACTTCAGTTAAAGCTCCTATATTAGGAGTATTAATTAATGAAGTATAAATAGTAGGATAATATGAAGCTGATGCTAAATTATTTATTTTAGCTGTTGATAATACTATAGAAGTACTTCCTGATTCAAATAAGAATGAGGATGTTATTTGATTACCAGCTATTGTAGGATGAACTGAAGTTAAAAATTGTGTTAAATTGTTATCCAATTCATTTCCTAAAGGTAATCTAAAACTTAATTCAGAATATGAAGCTGAGGGATTATTACCTACTATGGAACGGGGATGTAAAGTATGATCATTAAATGAAGAGTTTTCTAAATTACCTATCCAATATCTAAATTCTTGAAAGGAACCACTAAAAATGTTATTAGGAGATAAAGGTGTGTTAAAATCCACATCTCCCCCTAAATAACCAAAATATTGAGAAATATCAAATGTAGTATAATTACTCCATGCTCTATTATATGATTCAGAAGTTGAACCTGATATAAATAAAGATGTAGAACCTTCAAAACCCACACTAATTCCATTATATCCATCATATATGGAATTTTTAGTAGATAAAGTATAGGTGTTATCTGAACCTGTTTGATTTAGTCTTAAACTTCCTGTTTCTCTATTTAATTTTACATTCCACCAATCTCCATTAAAGAAAGGTAAATATAAAGGAGTTGTATTAATATATCCTTCTGAACCTGATAAGAAAAATCTTAATTCTCCGTACTTAGAATAAGCTTCATTTAATTCATTTGTATTATAAGAAGCATTAGTTCCTGATGGATATAATAATTGGATACCAAATTGTAACTTTTCGGTTGGTGAAGTTACATAAAACAAGGATTGAGAGTAATGACTTGCATCTGGTATACCAGGTGTTTTAAATCTAAATTCTAAAGTATCAGGCACTATATCATTATATGAAGTATCTAGATATTGTGAATTTAAAGGTAACCAAGGAATTGATATGGATGAACTACCATTAGTATTAAACCCATAAGTAAATTTTTCATAAAAGGTAGTGACATTATTTGAATCTTTGTCTAAACCTCCAAATTCTCTTATTTTTAAGATTGTTTCAGGAATACCAAAACAGTTGATTAACGCGCGTAACCCTGCTCTTGTACCACGAGTCTTAAGTAAATAAGGCATGTTGTGATAAATCCTTTTATATGTTTCTTTTACGATATCATTATCAGGAATTGTATATTGAGATGCAGTTACATAGGTATCAATTAAGTAAGATCCTGTTGAAGGTAAAAAACTACCATTAGAATTTATTCCTAGTAATGAAGAATAAATATCATCTTGATTTCTAGAATTAGTATATAATTTAATACCAAAATTCTTTAAAGTCTCAGCTACTAAATCTTTTGAAATACCAAAATTGAGTCTATTATCAGCGACTTGAAGATTAGTTATATCTTTAATATAAGTCCAAATGTAATCATAATGCTGACCTAATGTTGAAGTAAATAATTCTAGATTGGCATTTTGAGAATCCGCTTTTATATAGTCAGGTAAATTATTCCAAATGTAATCTCTATTGGAAGCATCATAATTAGAAGCAGATAATATTTCTCCCCCGTAATAATTTGAGTTTTCATTTATACTACCAAACCAAGTTTTAGCTTGTGAGTCATTTATATCAGCGTTAATATAAGGTTTAGTAGAATTTATTTTAGGCCAGGCTTTTGAACCTGTCTCATAATATAAATAGTATTCATAACCATCTAATTTTTGAATAAGAATATCTAATTTTGTTTGTAAGATATTTTTATTACTATTAATATAAGTTGGACCTGTTAAAGGATTTAAAGTTGATAAAGTATCTATATCAGATTGTAAAGATTGTATTTGGGATAATTTATATTTAAAATTATTCAGTCTTTCAACTGCTGATGAAAAATGAATGAAATTTTGAAAATTTGTATAATCAATATTTATCTCTATACTTTTTTCATCCAACCAAGATTGCAGTTGTTGGTAAGATGAAGTAGAAGAATTAGTTAATAAATTAGATAAATTTAAATAAGGGGTGGTTAAGTTAACCTTTTCATTTAAATCAATATTAATATTTGGTCCTTTTAAAGGTATTGTTGTATTAACATCTTCAGCTATAAAATCTGTGTTTACTCTAAATGAATAAGGTTCAGATATGGATTCTACTAACCATAATGTATCTTTAATATTAATTTCAGATGGGAGAGGTTCATATAATTTAATATATAAACTAGGAATTGAGGTATTAACATTATCTAAAGCTATGTTTACAGCTATGTAAGTATCATTACTACCAAAATTTAAAATAAAATCTGAATAAAAATTTCTACTATTTCTAGTAGCTATGTAATTTAAGTAAGTTTGGCCTAATTCTGTATAGGATATATTATTATTTGTAATTTTAATTTCAGTTCTATCAGATGATATTTCTGATATAAAATAATTAGATGTATATGAACTTAAGAATAATTGTCTGTAGAAATTATAATTAATATCATATTGACCTGAAAAATATCCAAATGATTCTAAATCTGATTTAGGATCTAATTCTATTTGATTAAATAAAGAAGTATCATTAACACTATTTGTTATTTTATAATTCCTAAAATCATAAATGGATTCAATAATTTCATCATTTGGACCTATAATATGGATTTCTATTTTATCCTCAAGATTACCAAACTCACTATTTACTTCTAGAGCATTCAGTAAAGTCTCATCTTTAGGATTATAGTCTTGATTTATGAAGGTGGTTCTATCTAGACTTGATATATTAGTTATTTCCATTTATTTTTATTATGAATTTGATTCATCTAATTGCTGTTGTAATCTAAGATTTTCTAATCTTAATTGATTTATTTCTGTTAATAAAGCATCTATTTCATCTGGGGTTTGATTAATACCTACCTACTCTGTGCTTCTTTGTATTAATTCTAAATGAGAATTAAATTCTCCATCAATAGGGATTTCAAAAAATAAATCATTATAAGCTTGGAAGAACTCTTCTATGGTTATTGGGGTGGATTCTTCAGTAGGGTTAGCCCCCACTAATTGAGTAAATTGAGTATTAATTACATTAGGGTAAGAAATTTTACCATAAACTGTTTTATTTAATTGAACTTGCTCAGCCATTATCTAACTATTTTAAAGTAATTAGATACATCATCTATAATAACAATTTCACCATCACTCAAAACCACCTTATAAAGTATTTGATAATAACGTTCAGGTTCTAAACCATCCATATAAAGTTTAAAATAATTACTATTATTATCACAACTTATTTTAGTATAATTAATATCAAAATCCACTATCATTTCTTCAGTTTTAATATCTTTTAGAGCCCAATATGAACTTGATGGTAAGGCTTTAGTAGTTAAATAAACTGATGTTGTTGAAAATTGTCTAGCTGGGAATTTATCTCTAGCTTTTATTCTAAATTTATATATTGTGTTTTCTTCAAATTCTGATTTATTATTAGAAATAGTGGAACTAAAATCTGATGATATTATTTGTTCTAAGTTAGTATTATATGAACTATCATCCCATCTGAATTCTAATTGAGGGGGATAGATAGTATGGGTATCCATTGAAAAGAATTTAGTAATAAGTGGGTCATTACTTCCCTCTATACTACTACTTTGTTTTAGTAAAATACCATAATTTGAAAAAGAACCGGAATTCCATCCTAAAACTATATCATTAACATTAATATTAATATCTTTATTAGATATATAGTTGAAATTTTGAGAAGAAGAAATATTTTCTAAATAATCTCCACCAGCATTGACCCAACTTGAAGACTGAGCTGCCATATTCCAAGTACACCCCAAGGTATTAATTGGATTATCAGTTGATCTACCTAATCCCATATCCCAACTTTTTGAGATAGGATAAGCTAGTATTGTATAATCTGATGGAATGTAAGCGTTGGCTAGAAATAATTTTAAATAAGATGTAAAACTACCACTTATTTTATTAGTAATAACATCTGATATTTGAGTTATAGGAAATTGTATTAAAGCTCTAGTTTTATCAGTATGTAATGAAGTTAATTTAGTTTCATTAGAAACTTCTAATATTTCATCTCTACCAAAATTTTGAGTGGGACGATAATGAGAAATAAAAGTATCTTTTTCAGAAAATATTTTGTAAATAGCCATAAATCTAATATATACTATAAATATACATTAAACCAATTTCTTTAAAAAGTAACTACTCTACCTTGTATATCTGTTGTAGGAAATTTAACTTCAAAAATGCTTGGATCTAGTGATGGGTAAACTATATTATTAATAGTAGCTCCTTTGATATCATATGAATATTGTGAATAATTAGTATTATTTCCAGCTTTATTTACAATTTCTACTTTTTGTACAGTTTGTACTCCTTCAATTTGATCTAAGTTACTATAAATTTCTGGTAATATAATGGGTTGGTTTATTTGCCATTTATCTATATTAAAATAAGATTGCAATGATGTTAAACAATTATTTAATACTAATCTATTATTATAATTAGGTCTAACTATGATTTCAAAATTTACTCCAATGTTAATAATAAAAGCATCATTTATATTAACAGCATCTGTTATTATTCTATATTGAGAAAGATATGTTTTTAAATTTTGTTTTAAAGCCTTATTGGGTACTATTAAATTATTATTATTATCTCTAGATAAAACATATAATGAAATAGCATTATAATTTTGAGTGGCCATTAAATCTGTTGAAAAATTGTTTTGAATACTAATATCTTGGTTAATATAAGTTTTTGAAACCATTCCAAATTTTGAAGGCATAGATAAAGCTCTAATAATATAATCATCTTTAGTTACAGTTCTTAGTTGAGTAGGGTATGATGATAAAGTATTTTGTCTTATTTGTTCATTGGTATCCCCATCTCCTCCACCATTGGCTGCTTCTTCATTATTAAAAGCTAGAGAATTTAAAACTGTGGTGGATAAAATTGTATCTAAATTATTACCATTAAATACAGTAGTAATACCTGAATTTTGTGTTAGTGTACCCACAGGAGCATTTGAAGTAGCTCCTCCCCCTTTCAAATAATTTATAGTTAAAGTAATATTTGAAGGTGCTATCCCATAAGTTTGAGTATATAAAAAATTTGAAGGATCAAAAGCTGTTGTCATTTTATTAACTCCATAAGGTAATCCCAAACCTATATTATCAGAGTTAGGAATTATTTCTTCATCAGCTCCTGATGAAACTCCAGGTCCAAATTGAAGTTGTAATTGATTATTTTCTTTAAATCTAGTAACAAACCTTCTAGGTACTTTTTTTAATTTTAATAAATAAGGTACTGTCTCATTATATTGAGATAAATTAGGATCATTTTGAGCTATATTGGATGTAGGTTCAAAAATTGTATCTTGAGCCAAATAAGGTACTTCATACCATTTATTATTATCAGAATCTACCACACTAACTATTTCTATTATATTAGTATCAGTAATATCAACAGTAGGATAACGTTCAGGATTGCCAAATGTAATATTAGTTGAAGTTAGTGTTCCAGAGGAAGCTTTAATTATCTTTTTTAATAAATAAAATTGAGGATTTTGAAAAGCATCTGTAGAGTAAACTGAAATTTCAGTTTCAGAGCCAGGTATAGATTTAGAAAAATCTAATTTCTCATTAATAAAGAATTGAATATTGGAATCTAAATTTGAAGATATTTTACCTCCTTCTTCTAAAATTAAAGCATAATTAAAATCAGGTTCATATTGACCTGAGGCTATAGTAGAAGGTACTACTTGATAAACTGATAATGATACAGAAGAAGCTTTAGTTACTCTAGGTTGATAACCAAAAGTATAAGCTTGAGCTAGTAAATTTTTTCTTTGTTTAGAAAATTGAAGAAAATTTTCTTGTATTTGGTTATCAATATAAAATGATAAAACATCTCCTACATAAGATGCCATTTCAATAAGCATCATTCCTGGTGAAGCTTCATTAAAATCATTATAAGTATTTGGATAGTAAGTTTGAGCAAAATTTATTAATTGAGCTTTTAAACTATCAAAATCCTTATTTAAATATTGTACAGTCTTGGAATTGGCCATTATTAGTTATTGAAATTTATTGTAATTTCGTCTTGTATGTTAGTATTTCTTATTGAATAACTAAAATATATTTGTATCAAATTTTGATCAGGGGTGGCATTAATATTTAAATTAATTAATTGTATTTGAGGAAAATAATCATTTAAACCAAAAGTAATAATATCTTCTAAATTTTCAGTAGTATTATTTGTAATTTGTTCAAATAATTGTTCTCTAATACCAGCCCCAAAATTGGGATTCATTATTCTTTCTCTTTTACCTGTTAAAAAATAATTTAAAATATTGGATTTAACAGCTTCTTTAGTAGTATAAGTAATATTTAACCCTGTGGGTCCATCAAAAGGAATTTTTATACCTACACCTTTACTAGGTTGTAAGTCTAAAGGACTAATATTAATTATATTATAAGCCATTATAATTTACCTTTTTCCTTTAATTTACTCATTAATCCTGTAAAATCAGGTACAGCATTTATTTTTACATCATTTATATCTCTAATAGGCCCTTGGTTTGAAACCATTTGATCTACTGTAGATACTACAGGAGTATTAATTCCTTCCATACTTGGTATTCCACCAGCAAATCCTACAGCATCTTGAGCTGTATAACCTCCATTTATTGATCTCCATTCTCCTGAATCAGCGGTTTCATTTAAGATATCAAAAATGGGATTGCCTGTAGATACAGGGGCTTTCTTTTCAGCTAAGATTTCTGAAAATTTTGGTTTTGAAGTAGATTCAGTTTTAATAAGGGGATTGGAAATTGATTGAGATGTTGTTTGAGGTGTACTTGCTATGATTACAGCTTCAGTGAGGATATCTTTAAGTTCCTCCTGGATTACAGTTCTCATTTCTTCTCTAATTAGTTTTTTTAAAGCATCTAAATTCATGATTATAAATATTTAATAATATAACTTGTTTTTAATCTAAGTCATTGGGGTTAACATTAACATTATTTGGGTTAAATCCTAGTTCATTCATTTCATTTATCACACTTTGATTAGTTGGAGTTGAATTTCCTTCATCACTAGTACCTATATTTCCTAATTTATCTATTTGATATTGTCCTTCTTTTATTAACACTTGGTCATCTGTAGCAAAAGTTGGAGTACCTTCATATACTGTAATTCCTCTTTGGTCAGCTATTATTACTCTTCTTCTTAATAATTTTATACCTTCATCTGCTACTTCTTCCTTTATAATATCAATTTGATACCCTTTATATAATGAAGGTAAAATATTATTTGTTTGAGCGGTTGGGAATAAATTATCTAAAGTAATTAAATTATTTTCTAAAGATGATATAGCACTTTGTAAATTTTGTTCTAATAAAGGATCATTTGTATAAGGACAAGCTAAAAGATTTTTATATAAAACATTTAATCCAGTTATTAATCTTATTATTTCTCTTCTAATTCTTTGTATTTGAAGAATTATGCTTTTACTTAAAAAATTAGATATCATTCTAGTTATTTTACTAAAATCATCTATATCAGTTTGAAATTTTCTAACTCTATCAGCTTTGGTTATAATAATCCCTTCAGGAAAACCTACTCCTCCCACTAATGGGGGAATAATAGCTGTAGGAGCAGGGGATATTTTTAATATTTTTGTTACAAATTTAAAAATTTTAATTAAAATATTTATTAATTTTAAAATATTATTAATTAAAGATACCATTTTTTGAATTTGTAAAATAGCTCTATCTATAGCTTTTACCTGTCTTATAATAAAAGCAACACTTGAAGCAAATCTTTCAGGTCTAATAAAATCTCTTAGCTGTTTATTTAATTCTTCAGCTTGATCTCCTATAGCTAAAGTAGCTATATTAATAGGACTCATAAAAGGTCTTAATTTATCAGCAAATGCTTTTATAAAAGATATTTGAGTTAAAATAGTTTGTTTTGGATCAATTTTAGTATCTATATTATCACTTGTAGCAGTTAAAGCTAAATTTATTTGATTGATGGTTTGTACTAAACCTTCTCCTCCTGGGAATATTTCAACTAAATCTGGGGGAGGTATAATGTCTTCTAAAGATACTCTTATTTCTTCAATTGATGATTGGTATGATACTAATCGGGTTTTATAATCTTCTTCACTTTCGTTTTCTCTTTTAAAGGGATCTAATTTTTCTTCAGCATTATTAATAAAATCTGTTATATCTTTACCATATTTTAACATTTTATTTTCTAAGATACCTCCAGGAGGTAAAGCTTTGGTTAAAATATATCCTAAAGGATTACAAAAGTCAATTTCATTAATCTTTCTAACAGCATCATTTATTTTATTTAAAATATCTAATATCTTCTCCACAGCATCATTTATACGCTTTGGAGCAATTTTAGTTAAAATATCAGATAATCCTTGTGGTATGGCCATTATAAAGTATAATTTTGTTTTGATGTTATATCTTTTAATCTGGATTTGATTCTACTCACAGATTTTGATAAACTATTACTGGCTGTTATAATATTAGTTAAAAATACTCCATTACTATCTTGAGTACCATCTAATTGAGCACTTAAAACTCTTAAAGCCTCTAATATATCTTCCAACATTATGGTTAATTGAGTTCCTTTTACTAAAGGTTCTTCTGCTCCTAAACCTAAATAAATTTTAGGGGCACTAACTATAACAGATTCATCAGCATCAAAATTAATAGTACCAGCTGAAGAAAAACCTATTGCCTTTTTACCAAATAAGAATACAGAATCATCCTTAGAGTTTAAAATAACTCTACCTGAATTTATTATTATTTGTTCCCCTAAGTAAGGGAATTCTGGTTTATAATTAGCCATTAGTTAAGGTTATCTGCTTTTTTAGGTGAAATATCAGGTGATGGTATATAAGGGTCAGGTATTTGTAATGCAGAATTAAATGCTGCTCCTACAGTTACATCAAAAGACTTTAAATTTTTAGAAGCTAACTCCAAAGGTATGTCTTGACCTGATGACATATAAATAGATGAACCATCTTTATTAATATCTTCATATATGGGAACCCAGGGGGCTGATGTGTTTTTTTCTTTGGATTGCCCATTACGTATAATAGTGATAGGTGATCCTAATTCTCCCTGAGAACTCCATGAATTATTTGGGAGTTTTTGAGTAGTTGTAGATGAAAACCTAATGGACTGTCCCCATCTTCCTTCAATCATAATATCACCTTCTTCTGGGAGTAAGGTCCTTATATCTGTTTTTTCTTTAAAAGAATTACCAAATTTTAAAACTTCAGTATCAGGAGAAGTTGATGTTGTACTACCTTCTTCAACTTGTTGAATGGAGTTATTATTTTTAACGTTAATTTTTTTATTAAAATTTGGTATATCAGGAAAAGCATTATGGTGGGTACTATTCCATAAACCTATAGTAGTTAAATAATAATAAGTTTTAGATTGAGGATCTGTATTTAAACCATCAGAAGGTGCTTGTAAAATCATTACAATTTCTTCTAAAATAGGGTATTGAGATATATTAGTAAATAAAGGTTTAGCTATTAACTGTGTAGGTTCACCATTATCATTTATATCACCTAATTGAGTAAATTTAATAGAACCTAATCCTGACCATCCCCCTGCATCATTAAAGAAATTTTCAGTTTTAGTTTCAGTAGATAATAAAATATCATTAACTCTAGCAAAGAAAAAAGTATTACCTTTATTATTTCCTCCTTTATTAGAATTACTAGATATACTTTGATATAAACTAGGATATAAATTGCTCATTCTCTATTTTAGGTAATTCTTCTTTAGCTTTAATATCTAACTCACTCATTGATTGAAATAATATTTCTTTATCTGAATCTGATAATAGGATATCATCTGACCCAGGGTTGGAGTTCATGGAGCGTTGTACAATACCTGCCATTTTAATTAGTAAATCATCATTTTTTACCGATACATCTAAATAATCTTTAATTAAAGGAACAATAATAACAGCATCACCAGCAGATGTGATGAAGGGTTTTAAATTATCTATTAAGGATCTAATTTCTTTTTCCTTATTAGAAGAATTAGTATGTATTTCTTTTAATAAATCAGCAAAAGTTTTTTTACCAAAAAGTGTTATGGTGTTAAAATCCATGATGTGGTTTTTATTATAAATATAAATTAAATAAAAACTTTTTAATAATTTAATTTAACATAACCATAATCCAAATATTGATTTAGTAACCTAAGATATACTTTTTTTAAAACTTTTATAACTTTAGTTATTTGGGGAGTATCTTGGTTAGTCATTTCTCTAATATAAATATAAATTCCTTTTTTATTAAAAATATCTAAATCTTCTCTTCGTTTAAATAACTCCATAATAGCATCAGTTGTTTTAGCATCTTCATTATCTGGGAATATTCTAAATAGATGTAAATCCATATATTTAATAAATTGCTCTATAAAATAATTTTCACTAACTAAAGGATCATCTGTAGGTGATGTAGAATTTAAAATATTAATTACAATTGTTTTATCTTCATCTATAGCATCTACACTTACTTTACCTTTTAATTTAGTATAATTTTTATTATTATAAAGAATTAAATAACGTTTAGCAATAGTACCAAAATAAGAAAAAGCTTTACCTTTTGATTGATTATAGAGATGAAGTTTTTCAAGGAGAAAAGATGTAACTTCATGTTGAAGTTCATTTATTGTCTCTACTTCTGTATAATAAAATTTAAAAGTATGAATTATATTTTCTGTTAATTTATGAAAGGAATATTGTATTCTTTCATTATAAATTTTATTTCGGGTATATTGGTCAGTAGTAGCTAAATATTCTATAATTGCATCCTCAGTGTCCTGAGTGAAATACATTTTTTTAGTTTTAGGTTTTCTTTTCCTTACTGTCCCTTTTTTAGTATATTGTATTTCTTTCTCTTCTTGTGGGATATGAAGTATTTTAATTTCTGAATTTTCGGTTTCCATATTATTTTATAAATTTAATATAATCAGATAAAGCTTCTTGTATTGTTTTTAAAGTATTAAAGAAAAAACCTACCTCATCATCAGATTGAAATAATTGTTTAGTATCTATTTCTTTTATTTTTAATTCAGATTGTTTAACTAATTCATAAAAATCAATTATATATTTTTCTTGTACATCAATCATTGATTCAAGTTTTTCAACTTTCTTTAATAAATTCCAAATAACAAACCCTATTACACTTATTAATATTAATACTACATTAATTAAAATTATATTAGTTATTATATTAGTCATTATATATTATTTAAAAGATTAGCAAAAGGGGCATTAGGATTAGATAATTTAGGTGTTTTTATAGAAAATTTATTAGCAGCCGGTTGTGATTTTATTTCTACTTTTTTATCTTCTTTAAATTGAGGTAAATAATCTGTTTCCCATTCAATACGAGCCGCCATCATATCAGCTTGATGTAAAATATAAGGTAAAGCAGTTCTTGGTTTCAATTCAGGCATATAACCCATTAAATATTTTTTATTAGCTTCATCATATAAACCATCATGAGTTTGGATACCTACCATTTCATTAAATG